TGAGGCAGGCTCCCCAAAATCATCAAAGGGCTAGGCGATGCCTCAGCTCATTGGTTGATTGCTCAGATTGCTGTGGAGACTGGTATCAGCCCACAGGATCTTGCTGACTTGCACCCTAGAATGTTGTTCACTATTCAGAAGGTGTTGGAGGCGAAGGCTAAAGCGAGCCAGAGACCGCGCAAGCGTAGGCGATAGAATAGAGGCAGGATTGGAGTCTGCCTTGCTTTCTACTCAGATGCGCGTTGATGGTATCTCTCAGCTGAATAACACGCTGAGGGGCCTGGATCGTAAGGCTTTGAATAAGTTGAAGGCTCAGATGCGTGCGACCATCAATCCTGTGGCTAGGGCTATTGCTTCTGATGTTCCTGAGCAGGCCCCTCTATCTGGTATGAATCATGAGGGTGTTACTCGCTGGACCGGTCAGGTGCGCTCCTCTGTGTCGTTCACTCCTGGTCGCGGTAAGCGTGGGGCTTCTAGGATTCTTGCAATGAAGTTCACTGGTGGGACCAGAGCTGGTGGTGGTATCGGTTTTGATTACGCTGAACTGGCAGGATCCTCCAGGAGACCAGGCGCTAAGTTCACTAAGGTCTATGAGCGCGGTGGCTACCCTGGTTTTCAGCACAGGGTGAATGGTCAGGGTGAGGCTTTCAATCGCGGTGTGAGGGCTTACAAACCGATTAGGGGTCGTGGTGGATATTTTGCTTACGATTCCGCGGTGAAGCGTTACCCCCAGATTGAGGGTCTTGGGAAGCGTGCCATTGATGCTTTCATGGCTGATGCCACGAGAGAGCTCCAAAGAATAAGAGGTGCAATGTAATGGCTATCTTTATCCCACTGGTTACAAAGTTTGATGACAAAGGTTTGCAGGGTGCTAAGCGTGCCCTTTCTAACTTCCAGAACTTTGCTGTGGATGTGGGGCGTGTGGCTGCCGCTGCTGTCACCGCTGTGGGTGTCGCTTCTGTGCGCGAGTTCACACAGTTTGAGACAACCTTTTCACGCATCCAGGGTTTGGTTGGTCTTACGGCTGATGAGGTTGCTGATCTAGAGAAGGCGGCTAGAGAACTAGGGCCACAGTTTGGTAAGTCTGGCAATGAGGCTGCTGACGCTTTGTTCTTCATTACTTCTGCTGGTTTGCGTGGCGCTAGTGCTGTAGATGTTTTGGAATCATCACTAAAGGGTTCTGCTATTGGTCTGGGTAGTGTCAGCGATATTGCTAACGCCGCTACTGCCGCCATGAACACTTATGGTGAGTCAAACCTGTCTGGTACTGAGGCGGTGGACACGCTCGCTGAGGCTGTCAGGCTTGGACAGTTTGCACCTGAGGAGCTCGCTGGGGCTTTGGGTCGCGTTATCCCCATTTCCTCTGAGCTGGGTGTTTCTTTCCAGGAGACTGCCGGTCTCATTGCCGGTCTCACTAGGGGTGGTCTGAGCGCGTCTGAAGCTGTGACTGGTATTCGTGGGGCAATGCAGGCGGTGTTGAAGCCTACTGGTGAGTCAGCGGCGATGCTGGAGGAGTATGGGTTTAGCGCTGAGGGTGTGCGTGATTCGATTGAGCAGGATGGTTTGCTGGCAACCTTTGGCCGGTTGCGTGATGCGTTTGGTGAGAACAGTGAGGACTTCACTAGGCTCATCGGATCCCAGGAGGGTCTGAACGCAATTCTCGCACTGACTGGTGAGAACAGTGAAACCTACACAGGCATTGTCGCTGAGATGACTGACGGTATCGGCATCCTTGATGAGGCTATGGCGATCACTGCTGACACGGCACAGTTCAAGTTTGATTCTGCAATCAACACAGCCAAGGACTCGCTCATCACGATTGGTGGGGAACTGGCTGAGAGACTCCTCCCTTATCTTGATGACTTCAAGACTTTCATGGATGAGAACGGCCCCACCATTGAGAAGGTGTTTGACACAATCTTTGAGGCGGTTGAGGCTGTTGCAACTAAGCTTGGAGAGCTTGGGGCAGCTGTACTTCCCACGGTCATTGAGCTTATGAATGATGAGCAGTTCCAGGAGAATGTGCGGAAACTGGGTGAGAACCTGTTTCTTATCGCTGATGAGGTCATCAAGTTTATTGAGTCAGACTTTGGGCAGTTCCTCCTGGACCTAACATCAGCCAGTATCATCGGCGGTCTACAGCTCCTGAATGACCAGCTAGAGCGCCTGAGCCAGCTGATGTTTGTACTCAATGAGGCTTTCAATATCCTGTCAGGCAACGCGCCTTCTGTGGACTTTGAGACACTCATGGATAAGGCCGGCGGTGCTATTGGTATTAGGTTGAATGAGCTCGCTGAGTACTTCATCAACTTGCAATCTGCTCAGCAGGGTTACGGTGGGCGAAGGCAGGGTGGTGGGTCTGTGTCCTCACAGCGCAGCTACCTGGTGGGTGAGATGGGTCCTGAACTGTTTGTGCCTTCGAGTGGCGGTGGCACTATCATCCCTAATGATCGTGTGAGTAAGGGTTCCACTATCAACATCACTGTGAACGCTGGGATGGGTGCTAACGGGGCATCTATTGGGCAGGAGATTGTGTCTGCTATCAAACGGTATGAGAGGACTTCTGGTCCTGTGTTTGCGAGTGCGTGATGGCGGTAACTGTTGAGCTAGGTCTTTCCACGGCTTTCACACTCGATGACCCTGTGGCTGGGGTTATCGGTTCCACTGAGTTCACTATCGGCGGTGTTTCGTTTGAGGATGTGACTTCACGGGTGAGGTCTTTGTCTGTGTCGCGTGGGAAGAACCGTGACTTGGACAGGTTCAACTCTGGGTCTCTCAGTGTTGAGTTCAATAACACTGACAGGGCGTTTGACCCTCTCTACACGGCTTCCCCTTTCGCTGGGAACATTGTGCCTAGACGTAGCGTGCGTGTGCTCGCTGATGGGACAGCACAGTATGTGGGGAAGGTCACTGACTGGAACCTAGGCTATGACCCTTCAGGGCAATCCATCGCTGAGCTCCAGGCTTCTGATGCTTTCACTTTTCTGGGGCAGCAGGTTCTGACTCCTGGGACCGCTAGTGTGCAAACCTCTGGGGCGCGTGTGAACGCTGTCCTGAATATGGAAACCGTGGACTGGCCTTCCAGTGATCGTGTGATTGACACGGGCGCTTCCACACTTGGGGCTGATGTGTTCTCTGGTAATGCGCTCCAGTATTTGCAGAAGGTGGAACTGTCTGAGGGTGGCCTCCTGTTTATTGACAAAGAGGGGCGTGTGGCTTTCAAAGACCGGCTCTCCACACCCACAACGGATAACGTGACAGTGTTTTCTGATGTGGCTGGGTCTGGGATTCCGTTTGCACCAGCACTGGTGGAGTATGGGAGTGAGCAACTCTACAACCAGGTGACAGTGACTTCAGGGTTTGGGACTGCTACAGCTAACGGTGCACTGTCTCAGACACGATATGGGATTCTGGAGCGCGATGTGGTCACGCTGCTCTCTACACAGACTCAGGTGGAGGACTACGCTGACTTTCTGGTTGGTAGGTACGATGAGCCTGAGTACCGGTTTGCACGGCTCGCTGTGGACATGGACAACCTGACACCGGCACAGAATGCGCAAATGTTTGCCCTGGATATGGGGTCTGTTATCCAAATCAACTTCACCCCTAACTCACTGGGGGATCCCATCTCCAGGTATGGGCTGGTGATTTTCTTGGGGCACAGTGTTAGCCCTGATGAGCACATCATGAATGTGGGGGTAGGCTCACTACAGACTTCACTGTTTGTCATTGGTGACTCTGAGTTCGGTACAATAGGGGTAGACGCTCCAGGCGTTTTGGGTTTCTAGGAGGCATGGATTTTGGCTGGTGCAGGGTTCAAGACCTTTGTGAACGGGAATGTTCTCCTGGCTTCTGAGGTGAATACTTACATGATGGAGCAACAGATTATGGTGTTCGCTGATGGGAGCGCGAGAGATGCGGCGATTACTTCACCCGCTGAGGGTATGTTCGCGTTTCTGAAGGACACTGACACGCTCACTGTGTACACAACGAGTTGGGGAGATTTCTGATGGCTGCAGGCGGTTTCAAAGAGTTCGTGGCAGGGGAAACCCTCGACCAGGATGAGATCAATGATTACCTCATGCAGGGTGTGTTGGTGTTTGCTGGGACTGCTGCGCGTGGGTCTGCTATCACTGCACCGGTTGAGGGTCAGTTTGCTTTCTTAAAGGATTCCGATGCTCTGACTTTTTATGACGGCACACAGTGGGCTGAGTTGTCTACGACTCCTGGGGCTGCGGTTGTTTCTGGAACTACCGGTTCACCTACTCTGGGCACTGTGTCCTCTGGTGGGACAACTTACAATGTCTATTCCTTCACTGGGTCTGGATCTATCACTTTCAGCGGAGCTGGGTTTGCTGAGTTGTTGGTGATTGGTGGTGGGGGCGGTGGCGGAAACACAGGTGGTGGCGGTGGTGCTGGAGGCCATTTGGCAATTTCTGCCGCTTATGTTCCTGCTGGGACCGCTACGGTAACGGTTGGTGCTGGAGGGGCTGGTGGTCCTTCTCTTGGTAGATATAGCGGAGGCAATAACGGGACTTCCTCAAGTCTTGGGAGTCTTTACTTTGGGGTTGGCGGTGGCGGTGGCGCTGGGCTCAATTCAGAAGAATCTGGACATCACGGCGGTTCTGGTGGCGGTGGCGCTAGCACGGGGTCCTCTGGTGGGTTAGGTGTTACGGGGCAAGGAAATGACGGTGGCGTTGGGGCTACCGATAACTATGTGACGGGCGGTGGCGGTGGCGCTAGCGCGGCAGGCGGAAATTCCACAAGTAATCAAAGCGGTAACGGTGGCGCTGGGCTGGCTAACTCCATCACAGGCTCATCAGTCACTCGCGCTGGAGGCGGAGGAGGAGGTGGCTCAGGATCCTCTGGTGACTCCCCTGGAACGGGTGGAACAGGCGGGGGCGGAAACGGCTCAGCCACTACAACCGGAGGCTCAGGAACGGTGAACACCGGCGGTGGCGGTGGAGGCGGAGGACTCCAACAAACAGGCGGAGCAGGCGGTTCCGGAATTGTGATAGTGAGGGTAGCGGTCTAATGGCACATTTTGCGCGTATCAGGGAGAACACGGTGAGAGAAATCATTGTTGTTGCTAACGAAATCATCACGGATGAGAACGGTGAGGAGCAGGAAGCGTTAGGTCAGGCTTTCATTGCTTCCCTAGGCATGGAGGGAACCTGGTTGCAGTGCTCCTACAACGGCAGTGTGAGGGGTGTGTTCCCTGGTTTTGGGTTTACTTATGATGCTGACCTGGATGAGTTTGTTGGGCCTGTTGTAGAAGCCCCAGAGGAGTAGGGCGGTGAGGCTCTCTCAGCCCTGGCCTGAAGGGTACTCTGTGAACGCCCGTAGCCCTTACGGGTGGAGGGTTCACCCTATTACGGGGAAGCGGAAGTTTCATCACGGCATTGATGTTGCTTTGCCTGTGGGCACACCGCTCACCGCACCTGCTGATGGTGTTGTGGTGAAGAAAGGTAACGGGCCTTCTGGTGGTGTGACCTTGATTCTGAAGCATGAGGACAATCGGCACACTGTCTACTATCACCTACAGAAACCTTCTCACCTTCTCAAGGGGACACGGGTGGAGCGCGGTGAACTGATTGCTTACAGTGGGAACACGGGAGCTTCGACAGGGCCACACCTACACTTTGAGGTTCGCAAGTCTGCTCGCTGGGGTGACACGGTAGATCCCATGCCCTACCTCCAGGCAGAAGAAACCCCTGAGCCGGTAAAGCCTGAGCCCGTGGAAATCNCAAAACCCCTCCCACCAGGTGTCCCCATAAACAAACCTGAACCGGTACGACCCAAACCAAAATGGAAACCCTCTGCAGCACTCGCTCGCGGATTCAACCGGAT